CCAAAAGCCCCACTCGGGAATTACTCCCTGCACGCTTTCGTCTTCGTCTAGCTCTTCAATTAGAGCTACTAGCCGTGCTGGGTCACTCAGAACGTCAGAGTATAGATATACGTTCTCGCGTAGTTTTTCTTCTAGATACATTTTTCTTCCTAATCAAACTGCCAGGCGGGGGGTGTGTCTTGTATTGCATTTGCATTAATCATAAATCTTCTCACGTCTGGCCCTATGGGGGTCATCCAGTGTTCATACGGGAAGGCGCAAGGGAAAATAAGAATATCTCCAGCTAAAGGCTTGTGCTCTGCCTCTGGAGCACCTTCATCAGTATAAGTACCATCGTCAAGTTTAACGTACTTTTTAATCCCCAAGGCTCCGCCAGAGCCGTAATCATCGTTTAAGTACAGATTATAGCTAAAGGTCTGATTGAACGGCTCGTGGTCATAATGGTCTTCTCGCCAGTCATGCTCATAGTTCGGGTGTAGCTCCGTGTAGCCCATGTAGTCTGAATGTGGGCCTAGCGCCTGCGGCCCTTGATAGTATCTAAGTTCTAAAGGACAGTGCTGAATTATATTTAAGTCAAGGTCCCATCGTTTTTGGTAATCTTCGGTGACTTTTTTAAACAGCTCTAGGGCCTCCACAATTAGTGGATAAGCAATGTCATCTTCTTTAATTTTATCTTCTGGATATCTAGCATCAAAGTCTTTAAAGACTTCTCCTCCAAAAATCTCCATGTTAAGTTCTGGATGTCTTCTATGGTACTCAATCCTAGGATTCCTCCTAAGACCCTCTTGGTCTTCCCATTCTTCTGCTGGTTTTAGGATGTAGCCTTCACCATCAGGCGAGTTATAGAAAGCATCTATAAGCTCTTTGCATTTTTTATACGCACCGTGATATACGGTTACGTACTTCATAAGGTCTGTAGCATTTAGTTCCATTGTGGTTGCTTCTCCCCTGTGTGACTTTTTATAGTCCAGAAGAACGGGCACACGTACCTCATGCCTGAACGAATCTCGGTTACTCCGTGGATATAGTGCATATCGCCAGGAAAGAAGTAGGCAGCTCCAGCCTTTGGCTTGAACTGAATGCCTTGGTTTGGGAAGTAAAGTTCTCCGCCCTCGTAGTCATCGTTGATGTAGAACAACCCAGCAATGTCGTAGTAAGGGAAGTCATTTGGCTTACCGCGGCCTTCACCTTCGTGTAGTTCTTTATCAGCATGAGGCTGCTGACGCTGTCCAGGTAGCCAGCGAACAATTGCTGGGCTGGTTGCGTGTGCGTCTACGCTAAAGAACTCGTCAACTCGTTCTTTTAGGCGCATCTGCATCCCAACGATTACTTCCGAGATTTTAGGGTCAACGCTATCAAGCGTCGGGGTAGTAGCAACACGATGGTCCCAATAGCCAGAATCGTAAATAACTGTACCGTCTTCATTGTAGTGAGTCTCCGTTTGGTCCCAGGTATCGTTTGTTTTTGCAAACTGTGTCAGTATGGCAAGTTCTTCCTCGGTCATAAAGTCTTCTACAGCAACAATGTTGTCAGCAGAATCGCCAAAGAATCCAGACGGTGTGTACGACTCGTATGGACGTTCAAAATTATTAGTTACGTTTTCCGTCATTGCCATATGTACTATTTTACCTTACTCGTATTTACGTCTCTCCCAGACTTCGCGTTGATAGACGCCACCATCTGGAACCCTATATTTCATACTGTTTTCTTGATTTTTAACGGTCATCTCTGGCATTTCAATTGAGACGTCTGTATCTGATGTCCAGTTTTCCCTTTTAAATGGGATGATTTGAGCATATGGAGTTCCTGCTGGAATTACTCCAGTAAAACCTTTCACAATGAAGAATGGCATAGTTCCTGGAAGATGTACTTTGTCGTTGTCAATTACGCCACTTGTTGTAAGGAAGGGTAACTCAAATCTATTCATTGGCTGGGTGTAAAGTGCGCTATAGCCCTCTGGCAGCTCAACTGCCCAATCAGACCACCAAGCAAAGTGCTTTTCGTGGTACCCAGCTGGATGTTTAAACTGAGGCATTGGCATTCTGTCTTGAATAAAATCTTTATTTTTTTCGTCAAGTACTTTTATAGAAATAAATCCATTTGTCTCAGACACTTCTAAGTCGCAAGGGGTTTTGTACATGTAGCCAGTGCCCATGATGTCATAAACAGCTGGGCAAGCTTTCCATGTCGGAACTTTTCCGCCAACTCCTGGCATCTCCCAGTGTTGGCCAGTCATTGGATTCATTGCAAATCGGTCTGCATTCTTATACCAGTCAGGAATGGTTTTTAGTGCAGGCCCTGGTTTAGACGGACTTTCTAAATCAAGCCACGGTCTATTTTTTACAAATTTAATCTTATGCGTGTCCAATAGGGTCTTCCTGAGTCTCGTTGTCTTCTACTTCATAGGTTTGACCCGTAAATGGGCAGGTTACCGTCTTTAGTCTAATTGCTTTTGTTTCGTGTTGACCCACCTGATCTCCTCTATAATCTAGGGCTTCTCTGTACATTCTTGACCAGTCGCCAACGCCATTTTTAATTTCAATTGCGTCTCCATACTTACGCACTTCGTCCCAGTAATCTTGCGAAGGCAGCTCTTCGGATATGCAGAGTTCATAATCTTCTTGTAAGCCAGTCAAAGAGATTGGCAAAACTGTTGCTACTGGCATTCCTGCAGGGATGTGCACCTCTACGTTTGGCTCTGTTAGACGCCAAGCAAGGGGGAGCATGTGAATAAAAAACGATGTACTAATCAATGTTGTGTAGCACTGAGCACCTCTAGTGAAAAGATTTGGCACTGGCATTGCCAATATTGATGTCTTTTCGTCAGTTGTAAACTTTAGGCCTGTTGTGAAGCTGACAGTTGCATTGCCACGATAGGTATTTACAAATTCTTCACCCTCTAAGACTTTTACATGATCTGGAGTTGTGTCCGTAATTCCATCCCAAATAAAACGTATGTCTTTAGGAAAAGAAATCCCCCACCCCAAGCGGTTGGTGACGCTTAGTGGAAAACACTGATAGGCGTGCTTTTCAGGAGTATCGTCCATCCACTCCCTGCGGGTGGCAAGTTGCTCTATGTTTGCCGTTTTACCTTCAGGGAAAAGTTTGTGTACTTCTATCCGTGTCACTAGCTTTCAGTCTCTTGATACATTTCTGAATTGTGATACTTATCGGAGTAATCCAACATAGTGACCATCGAGTACTTTGTGCCAGAAGTTACTGGCATTGCCCTGTGCGGATACATAAAGTTAGAGGGGAAAATATATAGGTCTCCAGCACGAGCTTTTACCTGAACATTTTGTAGACGGAAGTAGAGTTCCCCGCCTTCGTAGTTGTCGTTGGGAAACCCGACTAGCGAAACCACACAATTGTATGAGTACCCGTGATCGTGGTGCTCTTGGAAGTGTTGCCCTGGGCCGTACTTTACGTAATTTGTTGCTTCCCAGTAACGGAGCTCGCCGATGTGATATCTACGAGTATAGTCTTTAACTACTTGCAGCTCTCTGTAGATAACGTCATCAGCTAATTTTTGTAAAGCTAGCCCAGCTTCTGAGTCATCATGCTCAATATCTGTTTTCTTGTATTTAAAATCTACGCAGTCGCGATACTCTGGCATCTTCATGCCGTATCCGACCATAGCTTCACGCCAATCGTAATCATTTTCTGGGTCATCAATTACCGCGTGCAGGCGGCTAATAATGTCCATGTCTTCTGTAAGAACGTCCCTATAAACCCAAATGCCGCTTCCGGGGACAACTTCTTGAGCGGTAGACCAAGTTTGCTCCTCTATTCGATACCAGTCTGCAAGGCGTTGATTTATGGTTTCTTGCTCTTGCTTGCCTTTTTCAGCAATTTCAGCTTCTGCTTTTTCTTTTTCAGCTAGAGCTTCTGGGCTTAGATCTTGTGCCATTCTTTTCCTTAGTACTTCAGTTTATATTGCTCTACAACAGGAGAAACTCTCTGGTTTACTCCGTCACGGTCGTGATAGTCGGTCATAACAACGACCGAGTATTTAGTCCCCTCAATCATTTCTTTAGAGGCATGCTCGTAGATAAAAATTGATGGAAAAACTACTATATCGCCCTGCTGAGGCTTGAAGTCTATGTCAAATCGTGGAAACCATAGCTCGCCTCCAACGTAGTCATCATTGAGATACGCGACTGCAGAGATGGTTGCCACGTATGTTGGGCCATGGTCTGCGTGAATCCTAAAGTGGGTGCCTTGGCCTTCATACTTTACAAAGTTAAATGCTTCGTAAAAACTAATCCCTACTCCCCAGTAGGCACTGTAGTCGTCAACGCACATCTTAAGATTTCTAAAAATCTCCCCGTGCATGTCGTACAGCTGAGCATTTTCGTCAGTACGGGGTCCTAGATTGTTGCTAGAGATTTTAAAGTCTTTAGCGTTACGAGCGTATGTGTCTACTTCCTCGGAATTTGTGACATGGGCCCCTGCCCACTCAAACTGAGTCTGCCCGTTTAAATTGTTTTCTAGAGTCTGAATATATTTGTTGCAGTTTTCTGGAGAAAGTGCATTTCGATACACATTGATACCGAGAGCTGGGTTAAGAACCTGCATAAATCCAAGCGAACGGTCTGTCATACGATTTGATGCGGTTTCGGATCTATCTTTTGTAAACCATGGATTTATACTCATGGGTTACATACTACTACACAAAAAAGAAAAGCGGCTAGGAAAACCTAGCCGCTAAATCTTTTCTGAGGATTACTCCTCATCCTCCTTGAGGTCTTCCCAAGCTTCCCAAGGAATTGAGTACGAGAAGTACGGTGGGAAGAACGGTGGGAAGAACGGTGGGAAGAACGGTGGGAAGAACGGTGGG